GCAACAACCTGATGAGGGAACGTTGTAATGTCAAACACTACAAATGCTGAGTAGTCAATACCGACTCCTCTAGCAACGTCCACAGTCATAATATAGTCATGATCTTTTTCAGGATTATTGTAAATATCTAATCCTTTGTTAGACTTGATTGGATCTTCATAAACCAAACTTCTAAGTTTCGATGGATTGATTAGTGTGTCAACAGATCCAAGGAACTCACACTCAAACTCAACTCGGAACTGCTGCTCAGAAGTGTTAGCAATAGTCTGTGCTTTCCATGCAGCATCCCTACCAGGAACTTCTGACCAGTGAACTTCAGTTGCTACATATTCATTCTTACCTCTCTCTGCATCATGCCAGTAACGATAAAAGTGGTTCATACCATGGGGGGTAGAAACCATGATAACCTTAGTAGATTTACCAGAGGAGATCGTAGGATATACAGACGCGAAGAACTGATCTGCAATATGGTTTGGGATGAACGCAAATTCGTCCAAGAAAATAATATTGAACGACATACCACGAACAGCAGATGCAGACGTAGATGCAGCAATAATCTTAGAACCATTCTCTAGTTCCATAGATCCTTTGTTGTAAACTACAATACCCTGCTGCATCCATTTAGGGAGGTTCTCATATGCAAGTTGAAGTCTCCCTAAGAGATCTCTCGCAGTAGATGCTTTGTTTGCAAGAATGCCAATGTTTACGTTATCGTTGAAAATTAGATAATGTAGCAAGTAAGACACACACGTTGTAGACTTACCAGTCTGTCGTGGCATCTTACAGATGTTGAATCTATTTTCGTGGAAGTTTCTTACTAGTTTCTCCTGAAATGGATACATCTTGAATGGGACAAGACCCTCGTCAAGAGAAACAATTTGAATATAGTTTCTAGCAAAGTAAACTGGATCGTCTTTACATTTGATAAATTCTGCAACGTTCTCTTCAGTCCATTGAATAGCAACGTTTGCTTTCTTTAGATTAGGATTACCAAGATATACACCATCAGTCATTTTCTATTCCTTACAGACCAAGTTGATTCTAATGTTATAGTCAATAGCATAATAAATGCAAATACAAATAAAAAACTCATACTAAAGTTCCATGTTGTCTGCGAATTTCCCTAAGTTCCTCAAAGTCTTTCTGCTTGGTGCCACCATCATATGCCCAAGCATAACCTTCTTCAATCATTTGTTCGTTGAGTGACACGTCTCCGTCCCCAATATAAAGCCAACCAAGAAGACGCCCGTATTTGCCGACACCGCCAACAAGTTCAGTACGGATAACAAGATCATCATCACCAGCCACCGCTCCTTCCAGTTTCTCTTTGAGCCAGTTGGTTGCGTCATATCCTAACTCCTTTTCCTCAAGGTCACGGGTTCTTTTCTCTGGCGTGTCCACACCAGCAACTCTAACTCTTTCTTTTTTATAAAGGTCAAAACCGAGATCAATCGTGACATCAATGGTGTCTCCGTCAAGAACTCTGTTGATCTCCACCACTCGGAAGTTGTAGCAACTCTTCCTGTTTGGGGGTGTCATGGCTCCCATCTTCTAACTCCTTATATGCAAGTTTCATTATAGTATATATGTAATAACCAACCCCCGCCAAAAGAATGACGAGGGATATGATGATGCTCCAAGTTACATCATTGACATCATTGAGGGGGCGGAGGAGGAGGTTCATTCCAATAGTTTTTTAATCTATTGTATCTAGGATTATTTCTTACTTCTTCTGTCACCATTGTTCCGAATTCATCACAACACTTGCACCAGTCTCTTCTAGCATCTGGTGCCCCTAATGCTTTTTTTCTCTCAAGCGAAACCACTCCCTCCAAAGTTGGGCACATTCATCACTCTTCTTCTGCAGATGTTCCTCCCGATACATGGCGTGTGAATGGTTCCCAGTGCTGCCAATTATATTTATGGATTGCCCATATACCTAAAATAGGAACAAATACTAGAAGAAACCCCATGAGTCCAAGACACCAAGGGGTATTCATAACATGTCTAACAAATAATTGAACGTGTATCATTCGTCATCATCCTGATCATACGTTAGTCTACAATCCCACAAGTCCTCATCCCATTCGGGTTCATACATAGGGCATGGTTCTTCAAAGAGATGACCCATCCTAAGTTGATGAATACGTTCTCTAAGACCTTTGTAAAACTCTCTGCGTTCGTCTCTGTCCATTATGCTGGATAATCCCATTTAGTTATTCTTTCAGTCTTATGTGTAGGACCCCACCCACCAGTGTAGATATAAGGAGCAGTGCGAATTGGACAACTATTACCAGTACAAAGAAGGTCGTCTACAATCCTCCAGGATTCCATGACTTCTTCAGCATGAACAAAATGAGATTGATCTCCATTGATGGCATCATAGAGAAGTTTTTCATATCCATCTACTGCTCTATCCTGGGGATAGTCGTGGGTGAGTGTTGCCACTTCCAAGTCGTCATTGAGCCCAGGTGACTTAATATCCATACGGATATCGAGATGAGGATTAGGTTGTAAGCGCATGACAATACGGTCTTTGATTTCTCCTTCATATAACTTTAGTGGTGGTGCTTTGAGTTTGATAACTACCTCCACACATTGATAGGGGAGTTTCTTTCCTGTCATGACATTAAAAGGAACTCCTTCCCAACGCCAGTTATCGACGAATAGAGTCCCAGCAAAATAGGTAGGAGTACCACTGTTAGGATCAACGCCCTCTTCATCACGGTAGCCATGATATTGTCCAAGAATAATGTTCTCTGATAGTTTAGTTGCTGCAAGGACTTTTGTCTTCTCCCTTCTGACTTCTTTTGCTGACATTCGGGACGGTGGTTCCATGGCAATCAATGCAAGAACCTGGAGAATATGATTCTGTAGCATATCCCTGACAGCACCAGCGGTCTCATAATACTGGGCACGACCTTCGCATCCAAATGTTTCGGTTGCAAAGATTTGTACTTCTTCTACATACTGGCGGTTCCAAAGTGGTTCCAAAAGAATGTTGCTGAAACGAGTAGCAAGTATGTTATTGACAGTATCTTTACCAAGATAATGGTCAATGCGATAGACTTGTTTCTCGCGTAGATGTCTAGCAACCACAGTTGATAGATTATCAGCAGATTTATAATCGTGCCCAAAGGGTTTCTCAATAACAACACGCGAGAGTTCTGGGTTGTTGAGGAGTCCTGCTTCTTTGAGATTGATGATAGCATTCTCATATCGTTCTGGGGGTACGGATAAGAAGTAAGTTGAATCATCTGCATCTGGTAGATTTTTCAATGACCCTGGATTATCTAGATCAGTGCTAATCCAATCCAGACGATGAAGAAAATCTTCAGGATACTCTCCCAAAGATTCTACCCATGTTTGTTTCGCAATCTCACGACGAGATGTCCCTACAATCACAAGATTACTTGGAAGTAAATCTTTCTGATGTAGTTTATACAGAGCAGGGATTAGTTTTTTCTTTGCCAGATCTCCAGTAGCACCGAAGATTACTATCTGGTAAGTAAGTATTTCAGTGTGCGGTTCCGTTTCCATCATAGTCGTCCGAGTCGTAGTAGTCATTTTCACCTTTTCGTAGCCCGAAATATATCGTGGCCAATACAAATGGTATTGCCACCCACTTGAGTGCTTCACCTAACATCATGACCACCAAACATTGCTCGCATACCATTCAAGACTTTGTTCGCAAATCGTCCAAGTCTTCTGGACTCAAATCTTGAGTAGAGAGCAGTAGTAATAACAGGGGCTGGAACACCGAGATCCACAGCACTGTGAACAGTCCAACGACCCTCACCACTGTCTGATACTCCCCCATCGAACTTGCTAAGCTCTCGATCGCTGCGTAGTACAGTAGCGGTAAGATCAAGTAACCAACTACCAACAACGCTACCACGACGCCATAACTCAGCCACTTCAGCAACATCAATATCATACATATAATCTTGAGGACAATCCATTGGAGCGACCTCAGCATCTCCTTCCTTGACATACTGTGCTCCTGCATTTGCTTCATGTAAAATGTTGAATCCCTCAGCATATGCCTGCATGATTCCATACTCAACACCATTGTGAACCATCTTCACAAAGTGACCAGCACCTGCAGGTCCACAATGCAGCCAACCATGCTCAGCAGAAGTCTCGTAACTTAGAGGATCAGTGCGAGAGGCAGACCCGATACCTGGGGCGAGTGCCCTGAAGATAGGAGCGCAGACGGATACTGCAGTATTTGCACCACCAACCATAAGACAGTATCCACGCTCCAAACCGTAAACACCACCACTAGTACCACAGTCAAGATATTGGATGCCCAGTTTAGACAACCTTTCTGCCCTGCGTCTAGAGTCTTTAAAATTGGAATTGCCATGATCAATAATAATATCGCCTTCCACACAAAATTGTAGTAGCTCATTGAGTGTGTCCTCTACTGTTTCTGCTGGTACAACCATCATGTAAACGCCAGGACCTTTGCCACTGACTACTTGAACAAGGCTTTGAATAGAAGTGGCATATCCACTGATATAACCCGCTTCATATTGTGCTTCAGCTTTTTGAACATTGTTTCTATACCCATGTACTTCATGTCCTGCTTTGATAAGACGACGAGACATGCCCTCGCCCATTCGTCCTAATCCAATAATTCCTACTTTCATTTTTTAAATAAATCCTCTACTTGTTTTCTGGCATCTGCCATCTTTTGTTTTTCGCGTTCAGAATGTTTGTATCCATTCTTCCCATGTATGATAAAATGTCCCTGACAAAACATAGTTATGCCAAATCCAAATAAGAGTATAACTCCTATCCATTCTATAATGTGATCTTGAGCCATGGTAATAATGGTGGTATTACTCCAATCAATCTTAGTAGTCCTTCAGCAAATAAAGCAAGAACCACCCAACCGACGCACATACTAATGATAGAAGCATTACGGTTGTGTCGTCGTATTGCTGCATCAATCATCTCCTGAACTTTTTCTTCAGTTAATCTTTCGGGGGGTTCAATATCCTTACCCCAATTCTTGAACATTAGATTTTCTCCATAGCGAGGTTTAGTTCGTAGGCGTGATGTAGTTCATCATTCAAGATCTCAAGGATCTTGTCATCGTGACCATTCAAAGCAAGATACTTAGTATATGTAGTAGCAGCATGAATCTCTACTTCATAAGACAAATGGTATGCAGACTTAGGAGCCACCCAATAATAAACCACGTTGCTCCAATAATAGACAAGGACGAGGTGTTTGGCAACAAAGCGATCGATAAAATAAGCATTACCGCCCCTGCTCTCCATATATTCCAGATGTTCTGTTTCATTGACTGACTGCTCGAAGTGTTGTTTCATCAATTGAAGGTGCTCAGGACCACGCAATCCCATGCTTTCTCTGAAATGTAATACACTCAAGAAAGCAAAATAGGGTGCCCGAGCAATTTCCTCAAGCACCCAAAAACGTTGATAGTCTCGACCTCTATAAAGATAATCAATAATTGAAATAGTAAGATTCAGAATAAACTCGTTGAAAGCTTTCATGGATTGCGAGGATCAATGCCTAAACTAATTAGGTAATCTCTCCACCAATCTGGATCTTTGTGTTTCCATTTCGGAACAGAAGTACCCTTATCTGAATAATATTGAAACAAAACTTCATCTATAATCTGTGCGACTTCCATACTCTTCTTCCTCTTCATCAACGTCCTCATATGCATTGACCACATATGGTCCATGGGGTTTTCTAGATTCGGATCTGACATATCGTTGCTCATCATTTACAGCAGAAATCCAAACAGATAATTTCATGATAATCCAAATCAGTGCTAAAGGGGTAAAACATGCGATCAGGATTACAGATTTCATAGTTATGCACTTATGGGATTGTTATCTTTATCGTGCCTCTGATACGTTCCAGGAGTCCTGGCAGTATTATCAGCATTTCTTGCTTGATATGATCCAGGAGTTCTCACAGTGTTAT